GATTAATTGCTCATCTGTTATTAGAATGATCTTTTTGCAATTAAATTCATGCCATTGTTCTTCATTGCTTTCATCAACTTTAATTATTTTATCTAAATCAGTTAATACATAACAATCTTTAATCTCTTCATCAGAAGTGATGATGATATTTCCTTTTACTTTATATATGTTTTTCATCTTAATTCAATTAGTTTATTTTTAACAATGTATTTTGAGTATTTATATTTGCTTTCTTGTAGCAATGAATGATATAACATAGTATCAAAATTCAATTCAGTAGCCAAATTTAGCATTTTATCCACTATGTCTTGACATATTTCCT